GCGTCCAGAGCGGTTTCATCAACATAGGTGAGGACGTTAACGCCCAGCACGGTATCAGAAGTGCCAGAAATGGTGGTAGCAGAATTGGCAACAGTGCCAGCAGTGTTGTACACAGCCAGATTGCCAAAAGGAATAACAGCGCCGGTCTCGTTGAGCCGGGTGGTGATAGTGTTGTCGCGGATGTCAGACAGTTGACCTTCCAGCAGTGCATTGTGCTGCAGGCTATAAGCCTGCTGCACGCCACCAGCGGAGGCGGTGCCCGAAGCAGAGAAAGTTACGGCCATAATTACTTAGCCTCCTTGGAGATGGAAAGGGGCTTCTTCCAAGCATTCTGCAGCATGTCCATATAGGACGAAGGTGCAGACACGGGAGAAGCAATGGAAGCTACGACTTTGCGCAGCTCATCAGTGGTGGCAGAATCTTTGCGACCCTCAGAGAGAGTATCAAACATTGCTTGCACGTAGTCATCGCTCTTCTCGGAAAGATCAAGCTCGTCACCACGTACTGCCTTAATGGAATCAACCATCACTTCACGGGCAGTTTTGCCAGCGAAAGCGTAAGCAGCATCGAGAACAGGCTTAGCCTTCTCGATGAGAGCAACGCGCTCTTCCACCATGGAATCAAGATTGATTTCCTTGGAAGCTACCAGTTCAGCGTTCAGCTCTTCAATTTGCTCAGCTAGGGCATCGGCGCGACCTTCGGCAGCGTCCATTTTGCCCTTCATTTCTTTTTCCATGGCATCCATTTCTTCCTTCATTTTGGAAGCTTCAGTCACCATGCCATCGTACTTTTTCTTCATGTCTTCGTAAGACATACGGCCATCTTCCCGTTCTTTGGTGATCGCAAGAGCAACGCTCTCACTCACCTCAAACTCGGCGCCGTCAAATACGACTTTTGCAGTCATAAGACGTTCCTCGGTGTTTTGAATTAAAGAGGGGTCAGCAGCATCTTGTCGATCAAGATGGAGCTTCACCTGTGGGCCAGCACGGCCCCGTCGAACAACGGCGATGTGATTTCCAACGATTTCCTTTTGGATGCCGTCGTAATGCTCACCGCTATCGGTAACGCCAGGTGTAGGGTCATAACTGACTCGATAACCAGCGCTAACTTCACGAGCATCGCCGCGCATAATACGATCAATGGCGTCTTGATCTGTGATTGTCATCACAGCCTTGACGAAACCATTGTCATACACCACTTCAGTGCTGCTAAATCCTACTTGGTAGTCTTTAGTATTGTTAGCATCTAAAAGAACGGGCGGATGTTCGGCGGTTACGGCCTTGCCAGCAAAAGAGGCTAGGCTCGCGGGAGAGGCCACTTCTTCTTCAGGTCTATATTCGCGACGCACTGAACCATCAGCATCTGTATAGAGCTGAATACCAGTGCGAGCAATAGAGGCCCATGCCCGAAGATAACCTTCAGGCGTCACCTCATATTTCTCAATGGGAGAGAAATCGTAGCGACAAGATGTGGTGCTCATATACTCACTTTATCAATAAACTTAGTTTATTATAAAAACAACTATTCAGAACTGACTAGGAAATGATGTTTCTCAAGAAGAGCGGCGCCGATGTGCTTAAAATGCCCCATCAGCAAGCTCGCCTACTCATTGCTTCTCGCATTAAAGAAGCCCGCCTTAACAGCGGGCTTTCACAGAAGAATGTAGCAGAAGCTTTACATACAAGTCAGAGTTCTTATTCTCGAATGGAACGCGCTGAACTGGCTCCTGACTGCGTGCAAATTCGCACTCTCAGCGGTCTCTATGGAATAAGCGTACTGTGGCTGATGGGCTACCCATCGTTCATTCTCAATACGAAGCGCGATTAATCTTCGTCCTCATCGTCGTCGTCGCGAATATCACGAAGCTGGTCTTCAATGCCTTCCATGATGTACGATTTTGCCATTGCCTCAATTTCAAACGTTAAAAACTTAGTTGGCTCAAAATGAGGATCAGGCTTTTCGTAAACGCTCATTACATAGATGTGAGTTTCGTCTAGCCGACCATTTTTAAAGCATTGCTTCTCAACTAGCTCCCAGCGTGAAGTATTGCGATGCTCGTTAGAAGAAAGAATAGACAACGCCTGCAAAAGACCAATACCTTCATCCTCTTGTTCGATGACGCGCACGTATTCGCTCATTGATCTTTGTTTCGACTTTCCAGCATTTTAATGATGCGTCGAGCCCAAGACTCTCCCGCATCGCCGCCCCATAAATCCCAGCTAATTTTTCCTGCATCATCTTCTCCACCGCTTTTATTCTTTCGATGGCGAGAGAAGAAAGCTGCCATACGCTTGATAGTGGCATAACTAACTTTTTCTCCGTTGGCCAAGCTTGTAGCCCTAGCCACTCCACTGCCAATACCCTGCTTCCCCGCCTCCTGCGTCGTTAAACCGCCTTTGCCGTGTTTCCTGCGCAGCTCCAAGCCACGACGGGCAGCGCTCCTTACGGCAGCAGGAGGGGAGAAGCTTTCAGCGTCTCCCCTCAGCGCTTTTTTCCGCAACTCCCATCCATTTCCCCTTCTTCTTCCTGTTCCTCTTCTTCTCCGGCTAGCTCCTTAAAGAAGCCCATGTAATACTCATCGCTCATATCTTTTTTCGGTTTGCGTGACATACCAGCTTCGGACAGGGCAATTGCCAGCGCCTGCTTCGGGCTCTTAACTGGTTCACCACTGCTGCTCTTAAGCTTGCCACCCTTAAATTCGCGCATTACCTTGGCAATTTTTGCCTGCTTTTCTTTCTTGGTCATGGTCTAAATGCTTTTCTTAAGCATAATCAATGGATGAATCCTATAGGAGCAGTGGCGATGTTCATGTCAGGAAAAAGTTTGTCACGATACAAAACCATGCCAGTAATGAGACGTTCAGCAATAAAAGCTAACGCTCGCTTGTCATAGCCTCCAATGCGAAGAAACTGCTTTTCATGTTTGTGCCAAATAGGAGCTAGAGCTACAAACAATGTGCTCATAAATTGCTTGTACTGAACATTACTTCCTCTGGCCATATTGCAGCCAATAAAGCTGTTCTGTTTCCAAATGGCATCAATTTCTTCCCTTGAAAAAATCCAGCTTCCCGAATCTGCAATTTCCCTGGTGATAGCAGGAGCATCAAAAGCAGAATGTCCACCATAGAACTGCTGCTCTAGCGTGCAACTAAACAATGCAGGCTCCGGGAAATACAACGTATTTTTGTCGTACCATTGATCATTTGGCTCTAACCAATTGCGTCTGTATTGTGCATTGCCGATGTTCTTTTCATTCGCATTGAGAATCATCCAAGAAATGCAAGACAGCTCTCCCCATCGACTATTGCGAGTGGAAAGAGAAGCATTCTCATCATCAAATACATAACCTTCCCCACGGAGCGTTTCACGCTCCTCACTAGACAAAGCATATGCTCCTCCCATGATGGGAACAATACGAGAGCGAGCTTCATACCTCACCTTCTCACCAGGAATACACACGGCATAAATGGTGCAATCAGACGGTTGCATAGACTTTCCTCGTAGCCCAAAGCTCGTTGTAATTGTTCACGCCCCTAGCACCAAGCCCGGTAAGATCGCCGCCTCCTGCAGGCTTGCTCCAGGCCATAATCGTACCATCGGGAAGCACAAACGCTCTGTTCTTCTGGCCATGCGTAGGCGTCAATTCAAGGTAGTCACCGTAGACAAAATTGGCTTGACTGCCATTTACGGCAAGCGCTTTACCTAAAAGAGTGGGGCCGGTGGGACATAATGGCGTGATGCCATAGTATTGCTCAATGCAATTGGCCACAATCATTTCAATGGCAGTTTGTAGTGCTGCATTGTCTGGCTTGGAATAGAGCACGGTTGTAGCGCAGGCCCAGCTTGTGTAGCTAAAGCGTTGGATATCACGAAAAGCCAAGAATTCAATGCGATCACCAAGATCCACTGCATTAAAAGCTCTCACGCCAATGTCAAAATACCAGCCGCCAAGCTTGTTCAGCAGGCAGAATCGGCCAAGATCCGCCTTGTAAGAAAATGGCACCAAGCAATCATATGCCCATACCACTTCCTCCCCATAGTTCTCAGCGATGAAAGCGCGAAGCGCGTCGTTGTTGTAAATAACATGCTCAGCATTAGGGAAGCATGCATCAATAGTTCCCGTGGCATGCTTAAGAAATGGACTCAGTTCTTCCGCCGGATCGGTAGAAAGAAAGATTTGTGAAATTTGCATGGCGATCAAACAATCTTGGCAGGAGTACCAAAGCCCTTAAATTCGGGCTCTGCAGGCTTAGCAGCAAGAGTTTCATTCACTGCATCTTTAAGCTGCTGCTGAATATATGGCCATGTAAAGGGCTCTTCATGGAGACGTTTGTAGCACCATTGTCCATGCTGCTTCAGAATGTCGCGGTTCTCGTAATAGTAAGTGAGAATATTTGCAGCGCACTCAGGATCTGGAAGCAAACGCTCCAAGCCGTAGTTCCTATCAGTTTCACTGGCATTGCATTCAATGCGAGGTATCTCATCGAAGATTTCAGCCAGGCTTGTATGGTCAGGAACTACTTGCGCCACGCCAGTGGCGCCATGTTCCGAGTTGACTAAGCCCCATCCTTCGCCAATGCAAGTGTTAATGCCAATATCGGCAGCGTTATACACTTGATTCAACTGTTCAATGGGAAGACAGTTGTCTACTGAATAATGTGGGCTTGTCAAGATGAGCTTGCTTGTTGGATCAAAGCCTTCATCACGCGCCACACGCTTAAACAGCGGAACCAATTCCCACCCCAAATCTTTGCTGCCCATATTCAGCCATAGACGAGCGTCGTCCTTGTCTTTGGCAAACTTAATGAACGCTTTAATTGTCAAATCAATGCGCTTACGCGGTTGGTTCCTGTTGCCATTGAATACAACAAATACATCATCTGGCACACCAAGTTTCTTACGGCATTCTTCCTTGTCCATAGGGAAGAATTTTGTAAAGTCTGTGCCATGGCCAATAATACGCACGGGCTTTGTGTAGCCCATCAGTTCAAGCTCTTTCTTGGCAAATTCCGTATAAGTGGCAAGCCCATCCCATTCCATCATGGGCTTGGCTAAGTCTGGGAACAAGCCATAAGAATCAATGGGAGTGTAGACAAACCATTTGAAGCCAAACTGCTCCTTTAATGGCTTTGCCTTTTCCCATAGTTGCAAAGCAATCCAAATGTCATTGGTCACCCATACAAGGTCTGGCTTAAATGCTTGAATGACGCTTGTAATGCGATGGGAGCCAAATGGATCATTGCCATGCAACATGGCAGGATACACCGTATAGTTCTTCGCTTCTGGATGGGGGTCGCCGTGGAAGTTTACGGCCAACACAGCCACTTCATGCTCTTCTGCTAATGCAGGAAGCAAATATTGCGCCACTCGTCCGAAGCCTGTCTCTACAAACGCATCGCCACAATAAAGAATGCGGGCCATAGTTTCCCCTGAATCTTCGTCATCTTAAGGGGCTTTTATACTGATGGCAAAAGGAGGCTAATGACATTACCATCTGGTTCAATACGCTTTTGCATTAGCACTTGCAAGAAGTTTGCCCCGCATACGATTCCTGTCATCATCCCTAGCTTGTTTGCTGCTGGCATCAAGCAAGAAGAAATTTTGATTGTTAATGGCGGCCAAACTGTTCGCGCCAATACAAGCTACAAGGGCGTGCCAATGCTGCTGACGCAGCAGAATTCTTTTGAATACACGCCACTCATTGAAATTGTGGAGCATTTAATGGAAAGCGAGTATTGGTTTCTCCTTCATGACACATGCATTGCAGGCCCTCTCTTCAAGGCGTTGGCTTATAAGCCTCCCGTGGAGGCCCCGGAGAAAGTGGCAATGAAGCAAACGCCTTCAATGAGCATCGGGCTTTATCGCCACGACTACCTCATGACCCACAAGGAGCGCTTGATGGCCATCAAAAACTTGGACAGCTCTCCTGAAGCATTGCAGAAATGGAAGCAGTGGGGCGTACCAAACGAGGACTACATGCTTTGGAAGCTCCAAGACGTACCTTGCCACATTTATCATCCAGATAAGCACGGCCCTGACGAATGGAATTGTCAGGGGCACGCAGACCCATATGGAACTGGCATGCAGCGCCGCATTGAATACTTTCCGCAATTGCACCTTGCTAAAGCCAAAAGCAATTGGCAAGGCGTTCAACCCCACCTTTGCATTGACATCTGATGAAGCGCTTGGCAATTATCGGCGGAGGCTGGGTGGGATGTCATTTAGCAATGGCGCTCCGTAATGAAATGGAAGTGACGCTGTACGAAAAGAATCATACGCTCATTTCAGAAACTTCTTTTATTAATCAAAATCGCTTGCACTATGGCTATCACTATGCCAGAAATGCCGCAACTCGCCGCTTGTGCGCTACTACTTTCGTGCGCTTCATGGAGGATTATGGCGATCTCGTTCATGATGTAGAAAATAATTACTACGCAGTGTCGGAAGATGAAAGCCTTCTTGATGCTGAAACCATTTCAATTATTTTTGGAAATGGTCCGCACGCTCAACTAGATCCACAGGTATTTAATCACACATCGCTTTTGTTAACTACGCCTGAAAAGCGTATTAATGCCATTGGAGCAAGCCTGTATTTTCAATGGTGCCTAGATCCGTTGGTGAAAAAGGAAAAGATTCAACAATCTAATCTGCAAGCACTAAAGCAAGATTATGATTTTGTTTTTGATTGCACCAATAATACTCTCTTGGAGCCATTGCCCTCTCATTTTTTTGAAGCAGTGGCAATGTTTATCTATCGCCCCAAAAAAGATCTTCCGTTCGGCGCTCTCACTTATATTGATGGAGAACTATTTTCTGTCTATCCATATAACGATAAATGCTTCTCATTAAGTCATGTGAAGCATGGTATCATGAAAAACAACTCGCTCGACAATGCGGACAATGCAAGGCAGCTAATTGAACAGCATGTGGAGCGTTATTGGCCAGGTTTTACTGATAGCTTTGACTATTTATTTCCCACTCTTTCAATTAAAGCGAAGACGAAAGACTGCAGCGCTAATCGCACGCCATTGATGCGTCAAGATGAAAATCTATTTTCTTTCTTCACGGGCAAAATCCAAGGCATCTATGCCATTGAAGCCATGGCTAGGCAAATTATCGCTCAGCCATAAAGCTGCCTAAACAGCGGATATTCTCGATGGTGCTGAGAAACATTTACCAGCTCGCGAGTGATTCCACCTTGGTAGCTGCTTGCGACTAAGAGCCGTTTGATTTGCTTGTGTTCATACTGATTCAAAATGGGACCATTGTCAGTGTCACTGATATGAACGTGCGCAATGAAACGGAAGTAATGTTTAATAATCTTTGTTGGACTATCGCCCTGCAACCAGGCATTATTTGTATCAAGCATTGTCTTTACATTGCGCAAATTGTAAAAATCAATGTGATTAATAATCTCCTCGACTGTATAAAAATACTTTCCGCCAAATACTTTGGCGATGGGTTCAATGCAAAGGATGGCATCGTTAGCTTCCAAGATTGAATCCATACGCTTCAAAACTTCCATCAAGCTTGACGGACTCCCTCGGCGCAAAGCAGGGCTTCCGAGAACAAAGCGCTTAATACCCATCAATGAGCCAAGTTTCGCCACTCGCAGCAAATGCTCTTGCGTGGCAGCGGTGTCTTCAAAGCTTTGAACGACGCTGTCGTAGAACAGCGCCTGGGCTGAATATGCCCAAAGCCCATAATGCTCCCTGTAGCGCTTTGCAATATCGCTAAAGTCTTCGTTTCTGGCAAAGATGCGAGATGGCACCAGTTCAATGAAATTAAAAGCTCCAGCATTAGCGCTTAAGATTTCATGCTCTTCTTCGTCTTTCCAGCCAATTGCACTAATTCCAAGCATTGATAAACTCCTCCATCTTCTTCAGCGATATTTCTTTGCTAGAAAAATACGGCGAATAACTATATTCAATGCGTCGCCCACAATCGACAATCTCTCTCGCCCAAGGAAACCATTTCTCAACAATCTCTAAAGTTTCTATGGGTTCTGGAAATAACTGATGCTCTCGCTCCCATCCTTTCCTGCAAGCTTCAGTATCAGCCCATAAATCATTAAGATCGTACCACTGGTAACAAGAATTGGCGTTGATTTTTTCCACATTATTCTTGGTGAGAAGATCAAACAAGACATTTTTCTTAATGCGCCGATGGAATAACGCAGGCAAGCGAATAATGGTAATGGCTGAATCAGGGAAAGTGCTCCTGATTAGCATTTCAAAAATGTAACGAACAGAGCCATAGTCAATTCCGTGAATTTCAGGAAAGTTCGGTACATATTCGTGCGTTTGACTATAAACATCGATGGTGGAATAAAGAATGACTTCCTTTGGTCTCAATAGTCTTATTTTTGTCAAAACATGATACATATTGTCGAAATCAGCCATCGGCGCCTGATTTGCTTTCCACTTTTCCGCTGGCAAACAAGCCAAATAAAGCTTGTCAATGTCCTCCTTCAACAATGGAGCAAGATGAATGTTTTCAGAATTAAAGCGGCAATCAAAATCATGATGCTCGCGCAAAACACTGCCAATCAGGCCAGTGCTTCCAATTAATACATCCATGCTCAAACCGCCACTACGGGCGCTTGTTGACGCATGTATTGTACGCGGCATTTGCAGTTACTCATGCAAGCACAACGTTGTCCTGGCATCGGCAAGCTACCAATAGGGACAACGCCTCTAGCTGCAAAGTCCACACAATCGCTGCAATGCTTCGCTTGCGGGTCCAAAATGCGTCGCATCAAACTATAGCCTTGTCGTTCTTGGCGAATTGCGGAACCTTCCCAGTAAGAACCTCGCACAGATTGAGAATACATGCTGATACGAGCAAGAGCCATGGGAGTAGAAACGCTCCCAGCCAGAAGATCGCGAGCAAAACCCTCCAAGTAACGGTATTCCGCACGAAGGCGCTGACCGATGCGACCCCAGTCTGAAGCTTGCATCGTATCCCGTCCACCATTGCCAATGATCGCTGCTTGTACATGCGCAAGCTTAAGCGCTTCCCTTACGCTTTGCTGCCACTGATCCAGCGTAATATCGCCGCTGCTAAGCATGTTTGTAAAACGATGTAACAAAGTGCCAAGCTTGTTAATTCGACCATCAACCAAAGCCTCCACGGCAGACTGACTGAGGAACCTTCCATTGCTTCCGCGATAACGGCCAGCAACGGGATCGTAACGCCATGAGGATTGGTCAAGACGCTGTTCAAAAACGGCAGCGAACGTTGATAAATCATTCAGGCTTTGCATCTTCAGCCTCCAGAATATCCTTAAAACGCTCAGGCGCTTCCTTCTTCCATTGATTCAATGCAGCGTCAATGTCTTCGGGACTGATCAATGCGGCCTCATCCAAGTCAGACAGAATGAGCCCTTCTACTTTCATAGGCTCCATTGCGTCTTTCTTAAAATATTCTGCTTGTTCTTTCTTGCCGCTAAAAGCGCCTTCCATGGAGCCATGCTTACGCTTGTATAAAGCTTTGTATTTTTGCGTGACGTAAGCTCCTGCAACTGCACTCGGCCACACTTTGAACTTTGTTTTTGCTGCTGCAATGGCTTGTTTATGCAGCTCCTTGTCTTTAAAAATGGCATCTTCTTTTTCTTCGCCACGCTTGTGCTCAAGGTCGCCAGGAAGATAAAGGCCAGCACTATCCTCCACTTCACGACTACCGTCCATGGGAAGCGTGCCATTCTCCTCGTTCATTGGATCACGGCCACCAGGAGGCACTGCCATTTTTCCGTCACCCCCTTTCTGAGTGGAACCACCCCCAGCTTGAGTGGGTAATTCTCGGATGACACTGGGATCGAGCGTAAGCTCCATGCTCCATTCAGAGCCGCCATAACGGGCATCTGCCACTTCCTTCGGACTCAGTACACCCAGTTGGATGTAACGGCCGTCTACAGCCGCCACACGCGCCCGCACATCTGCCATTTCGCGCTCATTAAGTTCAAACAATGGATTGAACGAAATGCGCCATGATTCAGGCAGTTCCCCTTTTGTTGGTCCCTCCTTGCTAAGCATGATCAGCTCCATCAGTTTTTTGATGGGCCGTTTGAAATGGACGCTTTGATAATCGGAAAGTGTCTTAGCGAAATCACGCTCTTCACTCCGACCAGTGGAGCCAAGACCGCTTGGACTTTCGCCAAACAACACAGTATGAGGAATCTTGCTAGCACCAATAATGTCTACGCGCAACTTCTCTAAGATTTCTCCAATGCCGCCAAAATTACGACTAATAAATTCAAGCTCCTCTTTCTCTGCATCAATTGCGTAGCCGCGATAGATGCTCTTGCTCATATCGTTCACTTGCAAGCGATCACGAATGGAGCTTTCCTTGCCAGCAGCCAACATTGCTGCTAAGCCCCTCACTTTATGAACAAAAATGTCAAACTCAGTGAGGAGCGTTGCTGCTGAATTCAAGCCCGTCCAATAATGACGGAAGCTGTCATAAACAGTTTGCAAGCTGCTCATGCCCCATCCATAGTTCCTTTGCCTAATGCGATAGGGCAGCCAATCGCCATCAAAACGCAAGATCCTATCTTTATGAATATAAGTAAGCTGCGGCTGGTTAATTAAATCTCCAGAGATGATCTGATAATAAGTGGCTTTTGAATAGTCGTATAAGTTTTCCTCATTAATAACGGGCGCAATTTGCCATCGGTCCAAGCACTCAATGTCTTCAATCCGACGAATATTGCGTTTATCGACAGGCATATAAGCGGGACGCCCATCGTCAATAAAAAGAAGTAAACAAGCACCCCCGTAAAGGCGGGCGTTTTTCGCTGCGAGATTGAGATGTTCGAGGATGTATAGGTCTTCAATAATTTGCTCAATCCCTTGCACTTCCTCGGCTCTAACGCCATCTCCGCCAAACAATACTTTGAAGCCTTTCCGCGTGGCTTGATCAGCATAAATATCAACAATGCGACGAGGAAGCCATTCACCATAAAGATTTTCTAGTTCTTCTTGCGCTAGGAATACTGTGGCTGTAGTTTTGGTATATTGCGCCTTGTCACGACCAGTGCCCATGCCGATGAGCACGTTCTGAAGACCATCGGCCCTCACTCCGCCACTGCCAACGTGACCAAGATCAATTGCTTCGCTTTCCATAAGCTTTATTTATGGCCATGATGTGTTGCTTTTATTCTAGAACCCGGCTACATTGTCACGTAGCTTATGCACACTATGGCCAGCTTTGGTATTGTTTTCCATTTCAGCGAGGAAGACAAAAAGCTCGTGCGGACAGAAGCCATGCGCAGGCAGCGTTTCAATGAAAGAAAAGGCCTAAAGGGACGCAATGGAGGCCCGAAAGAAGGAGAGAAAGCTCTTTTCGCTCACAAGCTTGGTGCCGCTGGCGAACTAGCAGTGGCAGATTATCTCCATCTACGGGAGTTTCTCTATCAAGAAACAGAAGCAATTCGCGGATCCTTTGATCTCCCTCCCAACATCGACGTGAAAACACGCTCTCGTCATAACTATGATCTCATCTGCCAACTAGACGAGAAGCCCGGAAAAACTTTAGTGCTGGTTACAATTCAAAACAAAATCACTCTTCTCCATGGCTGGATAAGGAGTGAGGATGCCATGAAAGAACAATGGAAGAAAGATCCTGCTCATGGAAGACCTGCTTATTTCGTTCCACAATCTGCATTGCTTCCTCTTATAGACTTGCGCCATGCTGAAATGTTCTGACTTTTCAAGACACGCCCTTAAGCTCGATCTCTATCCGAGGCAAGCGCAAATTCTTGACAATTTCTTCCAGCCAGATAAAAGCCATGCAGTGTGGGCACTTGGACGGCGATCAGGCAAAACTGTCATGGCTGCAGTGGCTTGCGTCTATATGTGCTTCGTCCTGGAAGATGAATATCGCAGACGCGTGAGAAAAGGCGAAAAATGGTACATCGTGACCGTAGCAAACAGTCAGGATCAGGCCCGCATTGCTCTTAATAACATTCGCCAGCTAATTCTCGATAGCCCCTTCGCTCAAGAAATTGTCAGAGAAACTGCCGACATTATTGAATTAAGCAATAATTGCGTCTTTAAGGCCATCCCCACTTCAGGTCGTGCCGCTCGTGGTCTTGCTTGCGCAGGCGCAGTATTTGACGAGCTTGCCTTTGCCACTGAAGGCGATGCAAATAGTGGAGGCCGTGGTATTTACGACGCACTTTCTCCTGCCATTGCTCAGTTCGGAGGAAAAGGACGCATCCTTGAACTCTCCTCACCATGGCTAACAGACGGCATCTTCTATCAGCATTTCAAAGAAGCAAGCTCTGGCCGCTTCCCTTTTATGCAAGCAGTGAATCTCCCAACATGGGAGATGAACCCAAGTATTTCGCAAGAGTTTCTTGACACAGAGCGCCAGCGTGATCCAGAAAAATTTAAAGTTGAGTATGGGGCGCAATTCGCGAGCAATCTTTCGGCCCTTGTTGCAAGCGATGTTATTGATGCCTGTATTGATGACCGCCGAGCGGCTCTACCACCACGCCCTGAATTCCAAGGAGCTTATGTACTTGCCCTTGACCCCGCCCGTGGTGGCGTTGGCCGTGACGACTACACTGCTTGTATTGTTCACTATGAAAACGGCACGTTAGTCGTTGATAAATTCCATTCGTTCGTTGCTGATTTTGAAATCAATGGAAGAATGGAAGTGAATATCAATGCAGTGGAAGATTGGATTAAGGAACAGCATCGTCTATATGTGTTTGACACTATTGTGATGGACCAGTTCAATAGTGCTGGCACCATTCAAAGCTTGGCGAGTGATTTGCCCATCACTGAACTTACTTGGACAGTCAGCTCCAAGATGAAAGCATTTAGCAAGATGCGAGAGCTATTTAATTCAGGACAGATCAATATTTATCGTCATGAGAAGGCGATTATGCAACTTAAGAATCTTACTGTCATCTATAAACCCAGCGGACAATGGAGCGTCACTGGTGGTAAAGCTTCTGGAATTGACGACTTAGCGTTTGCAATGGCAGGGGCAATTCTTGCTGCTAGTAAAGATGATGATATTGGTTGGATTGAAAGCCTGATTTCCTAAAAGCATTGGCTTAGTATGATTTTCAAACAATAGTTCTCCTATGGAATGAAGAACAGCGATTTAACTATGCAGGAGGTAAAGTTTCTTATCTCCTTGCTTGAATGCGGAAGCTCCAATAGGCAAACTGCCTTACAGCTTCTTGCAGCCGAACATCTCTACATTCCCACTCTCCTTCCTAAGCTCCAAGCCCATGCCAAGCGCCTGAAGCAAATTGAAGCTCTTGAACAGGCTTACGACGCAGACGAAGGTTTCTTTCCTGAAAACGCTTCCTTAAAAGAATATGACGTTTGACGGCGAATAACCGTGCTATGCTTTTGGAGCTTTCGCGAAGCACGCTGGCCAGCGTTAGTTCAACAAGGAACAATGGTTTCAGGAGCCATTGTTTCCTTCTAGGGGAAAGAGGGAAACGGGCCAACCCGTTTTGAAATGTCGTACAAGGCGGATTGAAGCCCCGCTCGGCGCCCTCAACTTCACTAGCCCTCGTAGCCCAATCGGAAGAGGTATTCGGTTTAAGCCCGAAGGAGTGTCAGTTCAAATCTGACCGAGGGTATGAACGGGAGTTTAAGCTCCCTTTTTTATTGTTTGAACGCAACCAGAAGGTTGCTTTTCCCAATGCCTCGCAGCATTTGCAATGATGGCAACGTTAGTAATTAAATACGATGCAAAGATAAGGGTGCGAATGAATGCCACTTTATCTGCTTCATGATCATGCTTGCTCGCTTTTTCTCCTAACGCTTTCGCCCAAATTCTCCATGCGTTCTTCCTGCTCATAAATCCAGGCCTTTAGTTCCCTGACATACTGTCTAATGATGGCAGCTTTTTCTAAATGCCACTGGTCCATGGTGAGAAAATATTGGGCATTATGCCAATCAATGGCTCGCAAAGATTGGTAAATAATAGGATTGAGCGGCTCACGCAATGGCGTGTTGAACGTTCGGCGCTCGGTCATTGGAGGAGAAATAAAGCATCGCCTCGTCCCAATGAATGGGCGCGAAGTTGTGTTGTTCTACACAACAATTAAG